GGCTTTAATATTTAATGCATAATTATAGTCTGGTGCTACATTATTACCTTCACCAGTTGCTGGAACTAATTGGAAAAATTCTAATTTAGTTGAAGAAGGTGCAGACAATCTTGGTTTATAACCAAATGATTGAGCCATTGCATAAAGTGTTCTTAATTCTTCTGAATATCCTAATAAAGATTCTTTAAATTGTGAATCAACATAGTAAGACATAACATCTCCTACATAAGATGCCATTTCAATAAACATCATACCAGGTGATGATTCGTTAAAATCTTGATATGTGTTTGGAAAATATTGTTTTGAAAACTCAATCAAATTATTTCTAAATTGAGAGAAATCTTTATTCAAATATCTTACTTCTTTATTTTTGTTTTTTCCTGTTAATTCGTATCCCATTGTTTACTCCTAATATCCTCCACCACCAGAAGTGCTTGTTGATTCTGAATCTCCTTCAAAGTTTAAAGTAATAGAATTAAATCTATCTGGTTCATAATTTAATGCAAAATCTATATCAACACTTGTTGTGTTTGGGTCTTCATCTGATTGAATTATATTTACATTAGAAATATTAATGTAAGGTAACCAAGTAGATATTGCTTCTTGTATCTCTGATTGTATTCTTGATGATAAATCTTCTGTATATTGTTCAAATAATAATTCTCTTAAACGAGAACCAAAATCAGGTTGCATAACTCGTTCACCTTTAGCAGTCAATAAAAGGTTTTTTATATTAGAACCGGCTTGTTCTAATGTTGTTTGTGTTCTACCAAACAAACCTGATTTATCTCTGTTGAAAGGAAGTTTTAAACCTATGAAAATATCTGGGTTTAAATCGTTTTCTCTTGCACTTGCCATTATTTACCTTTTTTCTTATCAATAGCTTTCATTAAACCAGAATAATCTCTTGTTAGTGCATTTGTTAAATGCTCTGGTGCTGTGTCTGGTGTCATACCGGCACTTTGTAAAGTGCTTGCGGCCGCTACTTCTCGTTTAACTTCTTTATTCCCTAAACCACTGCCGTATCCTAACATCTCAGTCATACGACTTGTATCAAAAGTTCCCCCGCCTAATGTTGGGTATTCTTCTTGTTGTGCAGTTTCGTTTAGAATTTTGTTAAGTGTTGGGTCACTTGTAAATTGTTGTTCCTTAACTTTTTTCTTCTTAATTACTGGTTTTGCTTTGGGAATATTTGTTTCATTAATAAGTATATCGGTTATCTGTTTTTTAACCTCTTGTTTGACAACTTCTTTTATTAATGATACTAATTTATTCGATTTCATTTTTACTCCTACTTTTTCTGTTCTATCGTTACGATATCTTTATTTAAAAAATCTAATGTTATAAAACTTCTAAATACATTTGTTAATTCAAGACCTAATCTTGCTATTCTAACCGGGTCTGTTGGTGGTGTAGAAGCTAGTTCTGTTTGTAATCTATTAACTTTGTCTTGAAGTTTTGTAAATTCTTGTCCGTTCATTGTAAATGATGTGTTTCTAACAGCTTTAATTGTTTTTTCTACATTTTTTCTAGCATCTTTTACCGAGTCAGTTAAGTTTTTAATATTTTGAACTTGTTTATTATATTCTTCTATTGCTATATTTGCAGTATCTTTTAAAACTTGAACTTCTGCATCAATAACATCTGTTACTTCTTTAACTGCTTTTGTTTTTAATTCTTCTACAAATTGTTCTGTTTCACCAGTTACAATTTGTCCACCCGCGTTATG